CCTGCTTTTGCGCCAACCCCCGCGCCGCCTACCGCCGCCGCGCCGGCTGCGGCTGCGCCGGCTGGCGCCGTTCCGCCCGCCACGCCTCACACGTAATTCTAACAGGCAACGAGGCGCGCCATGCTGATCGGCCGGCACTCCGCAACAACGCGAACGCTCGGCGCGCCGCCGACTTGGAATCGCAAGATCGACGGCGAGTGCGGTAGCCTGCCCGTCGCCGATCTCATGTCGCCGTCCGGCCCAGTGATGGAGTCCGCTTGGCTTCCGAACGCCGACGAGATCGAGCGGCTCATTGCCGGCGCGCCGATCATTCTCGGCGTTCTCGGCGAGGGTCATCCGCCGGTCTATCTCGGCGTTGGGGCCGCGCCCGATGCTTTATGATCTCGCGTTCTGCGCCGCCATCGCCCTGCTGGTCGTTGTTATGACGGTCGCGGCGACCTGATGGCGGCGCGCAAAGCGACGTCGCCGCGTAAAACCGCGCTAACGCCGCGCGCTGACCTCGCCGTTGTCTATCGCGATCCGCGCGAGCTTGTCGCGTATGAACGCAATGCGCGCACCCATTCACCCGCGCAAATTCTAGAAATCCAAAGCTCGATTCTTGAGTTCGGATTTACCAACCCGGTATTATTGCGCGACGAGCGAAACATCGGCGCCGGCCATGCCCGAACTTTGGCGGCCGTCGGGCTTGGCCTTGCGCGCGTTCCGACGATAACTTTGCCCGACCTGAGCGAAGCGCAATGGCGAGCCTATGTCATCGCCGATAATAAGCTGGCTTTGAACGCCTCCTGGGACGAAAGCCTGTTAAAGCTCGAATTTGGCGCGTTAAAAGACCTTGGCTTTGAGTTGACGCTAACCGGCTTTACGCTCGACGAGATCGGCGCGCTCACGCCGCTTCCAGGAACGCCGCCCGATGATTTCAAGAGCTTCGGCGACGACATTGATACTGAACACGAATGCCCGAGGTGTAAATTTAAGTGGAGCGGAAAATCGGAACCCGAATCTTCGTAGAAAACTTCTCAGGGTTTACGAAAGACGGCGTGAAGTTCGACGATATGGTTCACACGTTCTTTGAATGCACCAATCAGCCGATGCCGCCGATCATCGCCGGCCGCGCGATAAAATATTTCACCGATGACAAAGGCGAGGACATGGCGCCGGAAAATAAGCCGCCTTATTGCGTACCGCTCATGTCGAAAATCGCGGCGCTGCCGTGGAATGGATTCAAAGTCGTATCCACTTTTGCAGGCGCGGGCGGCTCCTCAACCGGCTATAGGATGGCGGGTTTCAAGGTGGCGCTCGCCAACGAATTTGTGCCGATAGCGCAAGACAGCTATCGCGCCAACATGGACCCTTCGACCGTCATTGATCCGCGCGGCATCCAAGAGGTCACAGCGGCTTCGATTCTTGAAGCTACGGGCCTCAAGGAAGGCGATCTGGACCTATTCGATGGGTCCCCGCCGTGCCAAGCCTTCTCGACCGCTGGCAAGCGCGCTAAAGGCTGGGGAACGGATCGTGCTTACGAACACGGCGCATGCCAGAAAAACGAAGACCTGTTTCCCGAATACATTCGCGTGCTGGCGGCCCTCAAGCCGAAAGTCTTCGTCGCCGAGAACGTCTCGGGCCTTGTAAAGGGCGTCGCCAAGGGGTTTTTTCTGGAAATCCTCGCTGGCCTCAAGGCGTGCGGCTATCGCGTCGAGGCAAGAGTCCTAGACGCGCAATGGCTTGGCGTTCCGCAAATGCGCCAACGGTTGATCTTTATGGGCGTGCGAAACGACTTGGGCGCTAATCCCGTATTTCCTAAGCCGTTGACCTATCAATATACGGTTCGCGACGCGCTGCCTTGGATTGTGCGATGCGAGGAAATGGCAGGATACAACGGGCATCAAATGCTTGACTCGGGCAGACCTTCGCAGTCGATCTTATTGACGGGATCGCATCATTGCGAGGCGCACCTTGGAACGTTTCACGGCGACCGTTCTATTGATGACGTCGCGCCGACCGTCCAAACACACGGCCGTCCCAAGACGCTTAATGAACTGACCATCGCCAGCGGCCCGGCCGGCATCGAACGCCGCAAATTCACAATCGCCGAAGTCAAGCGAATCTGCGCCTTTCCCGACGATTTCATTCTCAAGGGCACATACGCGCAGCAATGGGAACGACTTGGAAATTCAGTTCCGCCGGTCATGATGGCCGCCATTGCGGTAACGATCCGTGACAAAATCCTGATTCCAGCAAGAGAAAAGGCCGCGCCAGAGGTTCCGGCGCGGCTTGCCTAGTTCAGCCGACTTTGTAAAAAGTCTTGCCGTCGCTTATCGTCTTGGTGACATTCAGGCCGAGTTTTTTACGAGCGATCTGTGAAATATTCCAACGACACGAGTCGAAGTTCCAACCTGTCGCGCTGGCAAGCTCCTCAATCGTTACGCCGGTTTTGCTGGATAGAAGCGAAACCATCGTGGAGATATTTGACGATCCATCGCCGCGCTTGCTGGCGGCCGTCTTGCCCTTCACGGCGGCGACCTTGGCGACTATCGCAACCTTGGCGACTTTGCCGCCCTTGGCGCTCTTAACGGCCTTGGCAGCTTCGCTCCAAGCCTTCGCGTCGAAGGGACCCCAAACCCAATCGCCGCGCCCGGTTTTCTTGGCGAAGAAATCGACGCCCTCGGCCGCGTCTTTGCCGAAAGCTTGGCGCGCTTCGGCGAGCGCCTGCGCTTGGCTCATGCAGTGGCCGCTTTTCGGCGTTGCCGCGCCCTTGACGACCACTTCCAAGGCAACCGCGGGTGGCGAGTCCAGTTCGGACGTCGGCAGGGCGTTCAACTCCGCGGCCGCGATCTGCTGGATGCGAGTGGCGGGCGTCTCGTCGGCCGGCGCGGCGAAAACGACGGCGAGCTTCGCGGCGGCGGAAACGCTCTGCATGGCCTCTTTCGTCTTAGCGCGGTCGGCGGCGGCCTTCGTTGCGCGCTTGGCGGCTTTGATCTCGGCGGCGGAAGCGTCGGCTTTGGCGGCGACGTCGAGAGCGTCAAAAGCGGCGGTGTTGTCGGCGGCGAGCTTGATCATGTTGGTCTCCGGTTCGGGATGGCGTTCCCGTGAGACCAGAGATAACGTTGAGAGCACAAAATCGCAAGCTATTTTTATCGCAAAATAGCAGATTATAACTATCGCAAGGAAGCAGGCGCAAAATCAGTATGGAGACGTAGCGTGACGGCACGCAAAGCGGCGGCCGATCTCTTGCCGCGCGGCCCGAAGCGCAAGCCAAGGCCGCCGCCCAATCCCAACGGCCGACCGCCGCACGAGCCGACCGAGGCCAATCGCCAGCTTGTCAAAACACTCGTCGTCGCCGGCTGGAACCGCGACCGTATCGGCGTCGCGCTCGATATCGACGCCGAGACGTTGCGCAAATATTACCGAGTAGAACTAGACCACAGCAAAGCTATAGTTGACGCAATGGTCACACAAAGCATAATACAAATGGCCTGTGGTGGCCCTGGCGCTGGCAATTGGGAAAAAGCCGTTCCAAGTATGGCTAGTTTTTATGCGAAATGCCGCATGAATTGGAAAGACCCTAAACTTGAGGTTAACTTATCCGGCGCTGTTGGTACTTACGATATGAGTAAAATGAGTGATGACGACTTACGGAGAGTCACGGAAATACTCAGCCGCGCCGAAATTTCCGCCCCTAACGGTGTTTCTAGCGGAGATCAGGAAACGTGAGGCCGCGCGCCAGCTCGCCGACGTCGAGCGCAACGCCGACGCGATCCGCGCAAGATGCAAGACGTTTTCCGGCTTCGTCCGCGAGGCGTGGCACGTTCTCGAACCAACCACGCGCTACATTCATAGTTGGCATATCGAGGCGATTTGCCAGCATTTAGAGGCTGTAACTGACCGGCGCATAACCCGGTTGCTGATCAACGTTCCACCCGGCTCGATGAAAAGCCTGCTGGTTTCAGTCCTATGGCCGGCTTGGGAATGGGGGCCAAAAGGTTTAAGATCGTTGCGCTATTTGGCGACAGCGTTCAACGAAGGGCCGGTTAAAAGAGACACGCGCAAGTCGCGCGATTTGATCCTTTCGGCTTGGTATCAAGCCTTATGGCCCGAGGTTCGGTTAGTCCGGACCGGCGAAACGAGCTTCGCCAATTCAGACACAGGCACGCGCGAAGGCGTCGCGTTCAACTCGCTTACGTCGCAGCGCGGCGACCGTTTGATAATTGACGATCCGCATTCAATCAAAACCGCCGAGTCAGAAACCGAGCGCGAAGGCGTTACGCGCGGCTTTCGCGAAGGCGCCTTGAACCGACTTAATAATCAAGCCGAGTCGGCAATCGTAATCATCATGCAGCGCTTGCATGAAAAGGATATTTCGGGCGTTATTCTCGCGCTCAAAATGCCGTTCGTGCATCTGCGCTTGCCGATGGAATACGAGCGCGGCAACCCTTGCACGACGCCGCTCGGCTTCGTCGATCCGCGCCAATACGAAGGCGAGCTGCTTTGTCCGGAGCGCTTTTCCGCGTCGACCATCGCGCAAATGAAAAGCGACACGACCGCCTACGCCTGGGCCGGACAGTATCAGCAACGCCCCGCCCCGCGCGAAGGCGGCATGTTCCAACGTCGTTGGTTCGGCGAGCCCGTCGCCGCCGCCCCTATATCAACTAACGTCGTAAGAGCCTGGGATTTGGCGGCAACGGAAGCGGGCGGCGATTGGACGGTGGGCTTGCGCATGTCGCGCGCTCCCAGCGGAATCTTCTATATCGAACACATTGAGCGCCTTCGCGGTTCGGCGCTCGACGTCAAGAAAGCCGTCCTAAACCTCGCCAGCGCGGCCAATGATAGCAAGCGCGTCAAGGTCAGGCTTCCCCAAGACGTCGGCCAAGCTGGCAAAGGCCAAGTCGCGGATTATGCGCGCGATTTGGCGGGCTGGCTTTTGGACGTGGAGCGCGAAACGGGCTCCAAGGAAGTGCGCGCTGCGCCGTTCGCGGCGCAATGCGAAGCTGGAAACGTCCGACTCGTCGCCGGGCCTTGGGTTGAAACGTTTCTCAGCGAGCTAGAGACATTCCCGATGGGCGCGCACGACGATCAAGTTGACGCGGCCTCCGGCGCTTTTACGAGTCTCGTCAATCCAACGACGCTCGCCCGTCAAGTTCCCTTCAATCTCATGGGTCGTTGATGTTTCTAAGCCTTGTGAGCCGCCTCAAGCGCGATAAAGACTATCCGCCGCGCCAGTTCGCGATTGACGCTTACTCGCGCGTAAGAGACGGCGCGATTTACGATCATCTTGAGCATTCATTTCATGAGGAGCAAGACGCGGCGAACAACGAATATATCCCGTTGCGCGATAGACGCCCCAGCGTGCGCTGCAACATTTGTCGCATCGTGGTTGACGATAGCGTGTCGCTTTTGTTCAGCGAGGGGCATTTCCCGACCATCAAAAGCGAGGTCGAGGGCGCGCCCGACGTCTTGCAAGGCTTCGTAAAGACAGGGCGCTTGAACGACGTCATGATAGACGCAGCGACAACCGGAAGCGTCGGCTCGGTCGCTATCCAAATGCGAATCCTCGAACAGCGCGATAAGACATACCGTCTATTTTATGAGCCGCATTCGACGGAATTTCTGACGCCGATATTCGATCCGCAGGCACCCGACACGCTTTTGAAAATCGTGGAGAAATACAAGGTTCGCGGCGACGTTTTACGCGCCCGAGGCTACGCTATCAGCGATCAAAACACGGCCGCCGCGTTTTGGTTCTCGCGCGAATGGAACGAACAAGGCGAAGTGTGGTTTCTGCCGTGGCTCGCCAATGACGACAAGGCCGTTGCGACAATCGACACATCGAAGGGCGTTGTTCATGGCCTCGGCTTCGTGCCTTGGGTTTGGGTGCGCAACCTGCCCGGCAAGCTAAAGCTGTTCGCGGGCGAACTTACCTATTCCGAGATTGATGGCGCTTGCACGTTTGCCGCCGCCATCGACACCATGATTGAGATTGAATATCTCCTAAGCCAGGGCGGGCGCGGCCTCAAATATACGGCCGATCCATTGCTAATCGTCAAAGAGCCCGCCGCGCCCGATAGGCAAATGGTGCGCTCGCCCAACATGGCGCTAATCACGGCGGCCGAGGGCGACGCCAAGCTTTTGGAAATCGGCGGCACGTCGTTTGCGGTTCTCGTCGATTACGTGAAAGTTTTACGTGAACTTGCGCTTGAGAGCGTTCATGGCAACCGTTCGGAGCCGTCGAAACTCGCCGCCGCGCAATCCGGCCGCGCGATGGAGCTGCTAAACCTCGCGCTGATTTGGATTGCCGATAGGCTGCGGATTTCCTACGGCGAGGGCGCGTTGCGCGAGCTTTTGCGCATGGCGCTGCTAGGCCACGCCAAGTTTCCAATCTCGGTTGAGGGCAAGCCGCTCGCCGCCGTCGCGCCGGACGCCGATATCACGCTGCATTGGCCGGCGTGGTATCACAAAACGTCGCATGATCTCCAAGAGGAGGCGACGACGGTGAAA